CGGGGTAGATAGGCGAGTAATGGTATGATACTACTCAATACCCATCCCCGCCTCAGAACAGCTCTAAATGCGAAATACGATAGACTGACACCTTGGCAGTCGGTATATTTGAGTATGGGAGAGAGATTATCTCTTTATTTGGTATCTTTGTATGTACTGGTGTAGCGAGAGGTTTCTTTTTGGACTCATATCAGCGCCCTTCGGGGCGCTTTTTGTTTTCTGTCTGTCGGTGGCTGGTAGAGGTGGGGCTTGAGTTGGCACGATATTTGCATACATTTACAGCATGGACAAGCCATTCAAGCTGCGACTCTTCGGTGATATTTACGCCGAGGAGACAGAGAGCAAGACCCTGAAACTTTACAGGGGGAACGATGTAATCTCGCCGCATGAGTATGCTTATGTCTGGAGCTTATCTCCAAATGCCTATGCACTATGTAGGGCAGATAAAGAGAGGCTCGACATTGTGTTTAGCAACGGCCTGATGAACTTTGGGGCATTCTATGCACATCCCATCGGTGCAGTCGGCGAGAATGAAGATAGATACCTAATCGCCGCACTTGTCGCCAGTGGGACACTCGTTCTTGATGATACGGGGCATTATTTACTATTCATATCTGGCTACCCTCGCATTACTACGCTTTATGATGAGTTTTTGATTGTCTATCATCCCGATGGCGTTGTTCCACACGCTCAGGCTTATGATTTAGATGGCAAGCTCTTGGCCGAGGGGCTGCCTTTGCAGGTCAGAGATGAAGTTCGCAACCTGTTGCGAGGTCAGTAAGATTGGCACGATATTTGCCTTATCCTCTGGTATATGCGTTCAGACCTCAAAGTCGGAGCGGGAAAAAATCTGAAACCTAAGTATATTTACCTATGCCGAAGATGAAAAAGGAAACATTGAAGTTGTTCGGTGATTACTATGCCGAGCCTACATTTGATGGTACATTTGTCATCAAAGAGAGGGGCGTCCTGAAATCACCGCATGAGTATTCGGGTATAGATATTATCTCTACTTGTTCCTATGCCTTTACGAGGGCGCACGAGGATAAGATTGACATATTGTTTTACGACCTGTCGTGGCTGATGGGGGTTGAGGATGTGTATCAGGTAGTAAAGTTTGGTAGCGAAGCGAACGCACCTTCGGTTATAGCGGTCGTTCATGACGATGGGATTGAACTAATGATTGATGACGGCAGACCATTGATGTTTATTCATGGCTTCCCGCATTATACTGTGCTTGATGAACGCTTCATAATTGTATTTGACCCTGAAAAGCGCGGGCCTTATGTGAGGATATATACTCTCCTCGGTGAGTTAGTCGCAGAAGGCATGCTGTGGGAGGCACAGAGGAAGGCGCTCAGGTGGAAGCCACAAAACAAAAACAAGAACGACAAACCTAAAAGCTAAGAGATATGAAGAAGACAAACAAAAAGACAAATCAAGAGACAAAGAAGAGGACGGCCAGCCCTTCTTTATTGGAGGGCTTCAGGAAATTGTTAGCAGAAGTACATCCTTGTCTGCCTGCCTATTTTTATGGTGGTGATGGCATCTTAGCACCACTGCCTATTGACAAAGAGGGGGAAGACAAGATGGCAGAGCTTGGTCTGACAAGATTGGTGCCAGATGGACATATTGACAGGGATGTCCTTTGGGCCATTCATGAAATCTTGGCAAACGCAGACGATGGATTGTGGTGGCCGTACTATCCCCAGCGAGCGTGGCAGCTAATGAAGAAGGCGCTCGCAAATAAAAACTCTAAACTAAGTCAAGCGATTGTAAGGGCTTATGGACAATAAGAATAAAAACAAAATAATCGATTGGGCGCTAGTACTGCTTGTTTCCCTCGATTACTTTTTCCTCTCTCGGCTTTGGGCGCTAGTAGTCTTGCTGATTGCCTGTGTCCCCGTTAGAGACAATTGGCACATTTATTGCTTAGCTATCGGTGTGCCAATAATGCTGATTAGCATAGCGTGGAGCCTCTTGCGGGTAGTAAAAAAAGAGGATGAGTGTTCTTATTGTGATACAGACATAGAGGAAGAAGATGTAAAATCTGAAAGCCATGAGTAAGCAGTATATAAGTGCGTCTAAAATAGCGCAATTCTTATACTGCCCATTTACTTTTGAGCTTACTGCTGCTGGATATGAACCTATTGACCCTTATTTACCTGCTGTCGCCACTGGGACAGCCTTTCACACAGCTTTTAGTTATATGGTAGCAGGTAGCCCGATAGAGCGGGCTGCCGATATGGCAGTGGCTGTAACTGAAATGACGACAGGACACACAATAGATGTAAAGGAGCGGGAGGCTCTTCTTAGAAGGCTTTACGCTATGCCAAAATGGCTCCTCGGTGCTGACGCCGTAGAGGTCAAAATGACAAAGGAGATACCTGGCACGGAAATTGTAATAACTGGATACATGGACGCTGTGGTCGGGGACAGAATAGTAGACCTAAAAGCGGTATCAAGAATGAAATACGAGCTACCCCCTACCTATCAGATACAGGCGCAGATTTACATGTACATGTCAGATAAGAGTAAGGCCTCCTTTATCATGCTAGGGCCTAAGGGTGAGGTGGCGGAGTTTGAGGTTGATAAGATGCCAAGCGAGGTTGTTGGCGATATGCTGGAATACTTTGCTCGGTCTATGGAGCGTGATTTTAGGCCTCCATCTGGATTGACAAACTTCGCTTGTGGCAAGTGCTCGTTTCAGCACGTCTGCCCATTCTACAAACTACTGAAACAAACACCAAAAAGAAGATAGTTATGACCAAGATCGGGACAAAAGAAGAAGGACTCCGCTTCGTGCGGGAAGCGCTAACAAAAGCGCAAGTAGCAGACGACGTAAAAGGTAAGGTAATCGCCGTCTTCGTTGTATCAACATCGCCTTGGTGGTTTGCCCCACCTGAGTACATTGAATACTTAGTCAGCCAGCTCATCACGCTCTTTACCTACAAGTTCGAGGACGAGCGTATGAGTATACCAGCAAATATGGTATATTTGATGGCGGCTGACAAGGATATGCCGTCAATCTTATTACACTGGCGGGTTTATCTCTCCCTCTATGCTCCGTATGTAAAGTCTTGGAAACTTGAAACCATCAAAGACAGCGAGGGCAAGCCCATAGGTATGGTGGCGGTAATCATAGATAAAGATGGTGAAGAGTGGAGATGGGAGCGTTACTATGATAATCTTCAACTAACAAGCCGATGGAAGAACAAGGAGCTAATGTTCGCCAAGACCATCCTAAAAGAGGCGCTTGCGATTAAGTTCCCTCATCTAAACTTGTTACCGCCGCTGTCAACGGTTGAAACCTACGATCCAGATGATTTGGACGATCCTAATCGTATTCCTGTCGCCTCGGTGTCGTCTATAATGTCAGCTCCTGTACCTCCACCGCCTGCGCCAGCTAATAATAATCATAGTAAGTCTCAGCCTAATGAAAAGACAAATGCCTATAATACTAATAATCAGCAGAAAAGCTCCCCTGATATAGTTAAGCGGCTTGCTGACGTTCCGCCACCAGAGAATAAAAAAGAAACAAATGGTGATGCCGAGTTGACTAATGAGGTAAAGGCTAAATATAAGGAGCTTAGTGAGCTATTAGGCGAAGAGGAGGCGAAAAAGCTAATCAGTGGTATAGTCAATAAACTCGGTGCTCCTAATTTCGCCCAGCTGGACATTCATAAGAAGCGAGCGGCGATAAGCATGATTAACAACGCTATAATTGCGGAGAAAAAGCTAAAACAGGAAAAAAGAGATGAGTGATCGTAGAAACGGACATGGGGTGGGTGCTTCTACCCACCCCTACGCCGCCGAGGCGGCCTTACGAGTTATGCTTAGCAATGTTAGGCGGATGGATGACAATAGGTGGTCTGCGCGATGTCCTATCCATGATGATAAAGATAATTCTCTCGCGGTCTGGTATAAAGATGGTATGCTATCATTTAAATGCTATGCCCATTGCGACTCGAAGGCTATTACAGACGCATTATATGCTAAATATCCAGAATATGCAGAGCTACTCGGAAGAGCACCAAAAATAAAAGAAAAGATGGAGAAAGAGAAAATAACAGAAGACGCAAGACGCTGGTATATAAGTTATCTTGGCGTCCAACCTGATGTAATAGCTTCGTTGCCTATTACATTTACCGAGAACGAGGTCATATTCCGCTTCCCTGGTATAGATAAGGTCAAAATAAGAACGAAGGGAGAGCGTGGAGCTATATGGAGGGGAACGGGGCACACTCCTGACCTATGGCCACTACCTCCTGAAAGAGTAGGCGAAGATATAGTAATCACCGAGGGTGAAAGTGATTGTATAGTTGCTCGTGCGCTTGGATTAGAGTCCTATGCTATAACAAAAGGAGCGGCGACAGGCCTTCCAACCTCGGTTTTGATTGCATTGCGAAGGCGTGGGGCGAGACGGATAGTGGTGGCAATGGATGCTGATAGCGCAGGTAGGCAGGCGGCTTCCAAGATGGTTATAGCAGCTCGGCAGGCTGGATTGGCGGCAATTGATTTAGACTTAGTGGCCGAGGGGCTTATAGAGCCTCTTTATGGACATAAGGACATTCGTGATGCGTATAAACATGGTAAAGGGCAGGACTTGGTAGAGGCAGTTCGTCATCTTCTTTATAGAGCCGATGAGGCTCGTCCTTTACAGCCTCGTAAGCTATCTGAAATAATGACAGAGGATGCCCCGACCGACTTTGTAATTGAAGGTCTCTTGCGGGTGGGCGGGACTACTATACTTATAGGCGAACCCAAGCTTGGCAAGTCGCAAATGTCTCTTGACTTAGCACTTGCGGTGTCTCGTGGTGAAGCCTTTGCTGGGCTTGCAACTAAAAAGGGGCGGGTTATTTATTATGCGCTTGAAGATGGCGAAGATATAGTTAGAGATAGAGTAAAAAGTCGTGGCCTGACAGGCATGAGTGAAGATTTATATATTGGCACAACGCCGCCTGTCGTTGAAGATAGCACCGCCTTATTAGAGGAGCATATTGATATATTCCAGCCCTCTATGATAATCATTGATACTCTGCGAGCAATGTCGGTTTCTACTGGTAAGAGCGAAAATGAGGCCTCATTTGCTGATAGTATATATCGCATAGCTAAGGTTGCAAGAGAGAGAGGGGTGGCGGCTATTATAGTTCATCACACAGTCAAGGCAACGACTGGCAATCCTATAACCGACGCAAGAGGCACTTCGGCGATAGCTGGTGCAGTAGACGTGGTGGCTGGTCTTTATCGTCGTGATGATGTGATGAGGCTTGCATGGCGAGGCAGGTTTGGTTCGGGCGAGCTAAGTCTTACACAGCATCCTAACGGCTCTTTTAGTTATTATCCCTCTGTGCCTCCTCAGAATATGAGTAACGAAGAATATACAGCTAAGGTTGAGGAACGTCTAAATCAGTACTATCAAGCCTGCCTGAAACACGCAGGCAAAGATGGAAGAGTAAATGTAAGGCAGGTTGTTATTTCTATTTGGGGCATGAAAGATGGCAAGTTTAGAGATGGCTCTTGGGACAAGACATATAAAGCCCTTGATGAGCTTGTTAAGAGGCAAAAGCTACGCAAGCGGGAGCGCCAGTATTATATAGTTCCAAATGAAACACCGCCTAATAACAATAATCCAGAGCCATCTATTGAGGACAAAGAAATAATACAACAAAACACGCCAAAAACCGATACGGAAACAAATAATAATGTTATTGAGGAGGCGGTAACTTTGAGCGAAGGTGGTAGTAAGCAAGATAATAACATATTACATCAGCCGTTAGTTCAGCGGTTTATAGATGTTCTGCAAGGCGTGGCCATTGACAATCTGCCACCGAATAATAATCAAGACAAAACAGAGAAACCTATGAATACAGAGCAAAAGAGGTCTATGTTGAGAGAGGTGAAGCAGGTCATGGACGCAACTTTTACTGGCGGTGGCGATCTTGCGCATAAGACAAGAGCACTTATTATGCAGGTATATCATCATTTGGTCAATCGTCGGGTAGAAGATGCTAAAACCGTGCTTTTGCAGGCGCATGATGTAGTGAATAAAGAAAAAAATCGGGCTACTGACGAAGACCATGAGAAGGCCGTTTATGCTCTTGATATTGGGTTTTTCCTTTATGCGTTTGCTGTGGCCAATGAAAAACTAAGAAGAATAGCTTGGGATATCTGGGATGCCAGAGATGAGTTTCGCTCTTGTCTTTATGATGCTATAATGACCGCCAATAAAGTTATATCACTTGCCGAAAGAAACGAGGTGGATATAAACGAGGTGGTAATTGACGAAGAAATAGCCAAACTAAAAGAAATCCTATGTAAATATAATGCGCAAGAGGAGTGAGGCAGAGATACAGGCGGCTATTGTGAAGGCGCTGAACCAGCTTGGCTTCTTAGTTATTCATGTCCCTAATCAAGCAACGAGGGGTAGGTATAGGTACTCTGGACTATTGCCTGGCGCTCCCGACCTTATTGTTATAGGTCAAAACAAGATTTACTTTATGGAGGTAAAGAGGCACAATGGCAAGCAGTCGCTGTCGCAGATGGCGGTACAGAAGATGATAGAAGAGCGTGGATTTGATTATCATATTGTCAAGAGCGTAGATGATGCCCTTTCTGTCGTTGGATATGCCGAGAAAAGGTAAAAGGCCACCACATATAGCCTCATTAGATAGAGATAGGGTTAGAGATGCGTTTGTACATCTCACGCACCATAAGGACGATTATATAGTCTATGAGAACGGGAAGCCGCTTGATTTCAGAGAGGCCGTAAAAAGATTTAAGGCGACGGGAGATGATAAGTGGGTAATGCACGTATTGGCTTCTAATCTCGGCTACTTCATTAATTCGTTGGCAGCGGTTGTAGCCAAATACAAAGTAGACCCAGCTGACTATGTTATCCGTGTTTATGAGGGGTTGAAACGCTCTATGACCAAGTGCGACGCAGATAGGGTCAAACTATCTTATCTTTCTGGTGGCGTTTTTCTTTGGTGTAGAAAGATGGCCGATTTAGAAGTGAAGGAACGAAGCAAAGAGGTGGATAAGAACATGATAATATGTTATAGCGATGAAGATTGTGAGTATCAGGTCGTTGAAGACCTTGATATGCTATTAGCAGAGCAAGGAATATACCAGTTACCTTTGTATGATGCGGATACATAGCCGACACACTATAAATAACATTAGGTTACAGACTAATACCGACGTACCAAGGCGCTATGTTGGTGTTCTTTTTGAGTTTGGCGAGCTGTCGGCGAATATGACAATGGTCGCCCCTAATGCCACTATTAGGGCGGCGGGTGATGCTATTCTTGTTGAGCACGAGTATCCAACGATAGACAAATATAAACCCGCAGGTCGTGTTCTGTCTTACTATGTAAAGAATAGCTCACTTCTTATTGAGTTTGAGATTACCAACCCAGATATAATAGATTTGACGGCGGAGGATGCCAAAACTGCTCTCTCGGTTTCTTGGTTTAGTGATGATTATGAGGTTATGCCCGCTCCTTTTGGGTCGTATATCAAGTTCAATGATATTGTTATTTATGAGGTTTCTCTTGTGTCTAACCCCGCATATAACACCTGTATTGCTACAAGTGAAGATGGCCTAACATGTCTTTCGCCCTCTGTGCAGTCTAAACAAAAGGAGCGTTGTTGTAATGGCGGATGTGGGTGCGGTGGTGGCGGTGGGAAAAGAAACTCGGTAACTTTGTATGATATGATAGCGAAACACCAAGAGATTACCCGTGAGGAGTTTGATACCCTACGGGAGCAGGTGAAGCAGGCGCTTGATGCAATTGCGGCGCTTGCGGAAGAAATCAAAGAGCTAAAAGGAATGATTGGACAAGTACCAGAGGACGTAGTAATGGAGCTTGAACAGGCCAAGAAAAAGATAGAACAAGTTGAGCTCACACTTAGCAGTCAAGCCAATGACATAGCTGGTGTTCTGCAAGCAGCCGAGAAGTTGCTCACAATTACTGAGCGAACCTATAAGAACCTTCCAAACCTTCTACGGAAATGAAAGGGATAGAAGAAAGAATAAAAGAACTCGAGGCGGCCTCCGAAGATTTGGAGCGCTTCGCTAAGGCTAAAACAGCCGAAGATAAAGATAGCGTCGTAAAACAACTTGCTGCCCGAAACGCACTTGATAATGTAGCACGCATGTTAAATGTGGCGTTGAAACAAGAAAAGATGGGTGCTATCCCGATGTCTGCCAAGTCTATGTTTAATGCCTCCGTGTTTAAGCATTCTACGCTTGGTACGTCTCGTGGTATTACTTCTGAGTTTGATTATTATCAGCCATCCGAGGCAGACATACGGGGCGGCCAGCGCTTTATGGATAGATTTGCCAAGTCTTTCGTTGGTACTAATAGTACAATACGCAGGATTAGACCTTCTTTTACAGGTACAGCTGGTGATGTTAATGAAGGCGATCCAAAGCCACAAAGGCGCTATTCATTCGCACAGGATGATTATACGTTCAGCAAACTGGCTGTAACGGATACAATAACGCAAGAGATTATTATTGCCGATGCTGGCGAAAGGGCTGCCAACTTTATTATTGATGCACTCGTTGAGCATGTAAAGGACGCGCTTAATCAAAGACTAATCAATTATCTGGGCACTAATGGCACTGTGTTCGCCCCAACCCCTTTTGCTGGCCTGTTAAATATCCCGTCTGGTAGTGCTCGTTGGCATGACCTTATAGCGGCCGCCCAACACCAGTTTGAGCGCACATTCGCCGACCACTTCCTGAATATCAAGTTTGGCGACATCTTGCTTGTTCCGTATAATATCCACTGGGGTATCGTACAGGACAGAAAAGGCGCAGGCTTTGATTTATATTATGACATGTCCCCAATAGAAAACCTTTCCTTGTCATCTATCTGGAAGGATTACAATGGGTCGCGGATAATCTTGGCGCACACCGAGGGGCTAACTATTGAGCTTGTTGATGATGTACAACTCTACTACAACCGAATTGCAGATGCGGCCGACGAGCGTAATCTGTATAGAGTAACCGTTGAGGTTTATTATCGATTTGTACCTGCCAAGCTCCCGCTGCCTGCCATTGTTATAAACGATCCGCTAGCCGCTCTGCAAGCAATAGCGCCTTAATATGCGTGAGTTGTTCAAGGAGATACTGGAAGCCATAGATAGCAGGCTACCAAGTTACTTTCTGGTCAAAGGGGGGCGGCTTGAAGTTGCCCCCCTCTCCGCTAAGGAGTATGCTAATCTAATAGCAAATGGCTATCAACCTATTGTTGAAGTTCAATATGAACAGCTTGATAAGTCAGTACTGGAAGCTCTAAACAAGATACTAAATGGGCTTGGTAACAGGGCTTTATTACTTTATCCCCTCGCCGTCTCTGCAATTATATCACACGAGGCTCGCCGTGATGGCTCGCCGCTCAATAGGTCGCTATATGGTAAGAAAGAAGAAGTGGCGAAGACTGGGGAGGACAAAGAGGTAAAAGAAGATAAAAGACAAAGGAGGAGAAAAGAATGATCTTTCTTAGTATTCAAGGGCTTCCCAGTCGGAAGGCGTATATAAGGCAATACGAAAGAGATATAGACCCATTCGGGAATATAAGCCCAGTCCATCCACTACATCCGATGCGGAAGATGGAGACAATAGTTGTCTCCTCGCTCCGTGAGATGGAATATATAGTTGCAATTGGCACCGATATACCCGACTTAGTCCTTGATAACGGGGCGTTTTATTATGCAACTAGCGATGATACCGATCCTAAGCCTGAAATAGATATTCGTATAGAAGATAGAGACCTCGGAATATTTAGGTTGGCCGCCACGACCACTATACCAGTAGAAACTTATCAAGCCACAAACGTCGCCGAAGCAGTCAGGGGAATACTAACAAGGCGTCTTGATGTGTTAGAGTCTCAGCTTTGGGCGCTGATATATAACAATTGGGGCTTTTTATTGCCGCTTCCATCAGCACCACAAACATTCAGAGAGATATTTGCCCTGTCTAAGGCCTTCTTAGCACGAATAGTGCCAACAAACTCCTTTGACGCACTTCTTAGTCCTCGTGCCTTTGGGGCTGCTGTCTTCGAGAACATGTTAGCTTCAAGTATAGTGTCCAGCCACACAGAAAATCAAATCGCGTCTGGTAATCTAAATCTTGTTCCATTTGTAGGTGAAAGCTTGACAACTATTGAACCCGTCTCTGTGTATCCAAGCAATTTTCCCGCCCTTTGTAAGCGCTACATATATGAAATTTATCACGATGAGATTGTGGTAGATGAAACTGAGGACAGGAACTACCGACGTGTAACGGCTGAGCGCTATTTCTTGCCAGTAATACCTCGTGATTACTACTATAATCAGGGCAACTACTTTGCGGCTCCAATAGTTACTCTGAGGGGTAATATAGCTATAAGTAATATAGCCAGCTTCTACTCGGCCAACACGCTCAATAACTTAAACTATGTAACCAGTGTAACATAATGCTTATTACACCGTCTGACTTTACAGGTGATTATAGACTATTCAATGCCGACAATCTCGACCCCGATGTAATTATTGCTATTAACGATGCACAGGCCGAGCTAGCCAGAGATTTATTCATTAAGGGACACGAGTTCATCATAAATAATTCGCCCTCCGATCCGCCCAATCTTGGCCTTCGTGTGCTTGGTCTACACAAACTATTTATTCCTTGGGTATTTCTCCGACTTGAACAAGGTATCTTGGGTGCAGGGATAAAGCGCACACCAGATGTGCCTGGCCGCTCTCGCTTTGCGACGGGAGCGTTCCTTGCTATCGCCCGTCATTATAGTTACTTCCTCGGTGAATGGATGCCATACGAGGGATATAGGGATGCTATTGTTACTTCACCTACACTACTAACGGTTTCTGTTACGGCATCTCAGATTATAGCTCCGAATATGGAAGTTGAAATCAATGGCAATGTTTATTCTGTCGTTGCGTCTTCTATTGGCCTAATAACAATAAATCCTGCGCTTCCTGCTGGATTGACCAATGTTAGATATAGACAGCTTTCAATGCGTATAGACAGAAAGTGGCGTTACCTTTGATAGATGGAGTGGCTAAGAAATCTTAGGGGTTGGCTGAAAGCTCTCAGAGAGGCAAGAAAGAAAATAAATCCCAATCTATCTACCATAAATCCAGTCATTGGCGAGCCGATTACATCAATTAGCCCAGAAGAAGCGCTTCGTTCTATACCCACGCTTGCGAAGATACATAACCTCCTTGCAACAGCAGTCAATAGACTAAACTTTCATGTTCGGGTGCTTGGCCAGATTATTGACGACCTAAGCTACACTTTTGACTATTATTCTGGTGCTGCATTTGCAGATTGGTATGTTGCTGGGTATGCAATATTTGATACTAATCTAAGATACATACCCATATCTACGCTCCCCGATGTCAATGTTTCTGATGATGTTATTGTCGTACATAATGTAAGGCGTCCTATACAAACCGCACAACCCATCTTGATAGCGGCCTATGAGTACTATCGTGCCCTTACGCAGGCAATGCGCAATCTTGGGGCATGGAACTTTGCAGTACTAAGTGGAGAAGCTGTACGGGCCAAGTCAGACTCAGATGCACTGCGTGCAATGTTGAGCGACATGCGGCGGAAGGCTGGCGTTGGAGGTATAGAATTCTTGGCCATACCATTTGAGTTTCGCTCGGTTACACCAGAAATGCCTAATCTCCAACTAGACAAGATTTCTACTCTCATCAATCGTGAGATATGTGATATTTACGCTATTGATAGCTCACTACTAAATGACCCAGAGAATAAAACATACAACAACAAATCCGAGGCACTAAAAGGTCTTTATACACATGTTTTACTCCCTGCATGCGACCAGTTTGTAGAGGCCATGACAAGAGCCTTTTCTGCCGCTGGCTATGCATATACGTTCCAGTACTCCACTGGTGCTATGGAGGGACTACTTGATGACAAGCGAGGGACAGCCGCCATACTAATGCAAGCCTATTCAATGGGACTTGTCAAGGAGACCGAAATCAGAGCGTTCTTCAAGGATATGCTGGGTCGTTACGCTGAGCAAGAATAGGAATGCCGAAATTGGCTATTTTTAGCCGATTTGAGGCGGGGTACACCCCTTTCTGGTATCTTACCTCTACTTCGCCATTTACTAGGCCTCAAATCGCCTCTAAATCGGTAGTTTTCTCTGGTAACTTTGAATGCGATGACTTACTTGGAGAACGCAGGCCACAGCGTGGCCGATCCGACCACTACTTTGATAGTGGTTGTTATCGCCCTCGGTGTTATTATTGCTGCCAACACCGCCTTAGAGGTACACAGGAATAAGGAATATAGGTGGTGGTATGGGGTAATAAAGATTGCCTTTTACTTTGGCTCTTTTGCGCTTAGTATGGTAACAGGTGGTGCGGCAACGGCGATAGCAAGCGTTAGTACCTTTCTTGGCATGGAACTGAGCAAGCTTACGCAGTTACTGCACATTCACGGGCTTCACGGAATAATAGGCAATGGTAACGGAACTCGTAAAGCGGATAAGGGGGCTCAGGATACGCCACGACACTGAGCATATAAGTGGTAACATATATGCGACATGCCCACACTGGTGGGCATGGTGGATACCTAACACATTGCCTGTCTGGAACTTCTATGACGATGAAGGGAATATACACTCATGCTCTATTACCTATGGTACAGAGCCAACAATAATAACTTCGTCTGGCAATATAATAGGCGGTATATGGTTCGGTGCACCAGATGTTTATCTTGTACACGGGCAAGCGCTGGACAATAAAACTAAAAATGCTGAGAGGCCGACTTTGTTTGTACTATACGAGCACAGAGTGGATGCCGAACAACTGACCTATCCAACTGGAACGACTTCGGCCTTACTTATTATCCCACAATCGGCTAAATGGAGCGCTGAGCTTTCATCCTCTATGCACCGAGGGATGATGTCGGCTATACAAGATATAATGAAGCGGGCTTTCGTAGATATTATAGATGCTACATGGGTTCCTACATATAATTCTAACTTAGCTGGTACTGGGCAGGGTTTGCCAGGCGAAGCAAACTCACTTGTTATGACACTTAGATGGCGATCTTATAGCTAGGTAACTTTGTACTGATATGGCACTACAATGCAGATGCGGGCAACCCGTAGACGCCTTTGGAGTTCCGTCTTGTTATACCAAGATGGCTCCAATAGTGAAGCTCATCTTTACTACACAGGTAAACGAGCTAATAAACAATCCTTCGGCCGACCTTGAACTCAGTCCAGCTAACACTAAATTCCCCGACATCTATCGTTTAGTTACGCCTCGTCTTGATGATGTTTCTTCGGAGCGGCCTGAGGCTATCACCGAGGAGATAGGTGCAACTAAGTATTATGTTCGGGATGCGGCTCGGACAATAACTGCAACGGTTGGCCAGCTTCCTACCGAATGGGCACAGAGGATTGCTGAGCTGAGATGTCAGGCCAATCTGGGCGTATTTCTGGTAGATGCTAATGGTACAATCTGGGGTAGAAAAGTGGATACAAATACTGGCGTTGCAGGTGCGGCTCTCCCTGTCGTTCCTTCTTCGGTTGATATTCAATTTGCATTCCCGACCTATTCCTCGGTACAAAAGCATATAATAAGTTTCCAGATGCCGTTTGTTCTGGCCGATTATGAGATTATTCCTCTGTGGAACGAACCTAATGTACTAAATTATTCTACGCCTCAGCCAGTAGGATTTAGAGTGTTTCAGCAAGGCAGTAACTGGGTGGTATTTCTCTTCTCCAAGTATCATGCACCTAATGGTACAATAGTCGTTCCCATTACAGGTGTTACTCCACTGGCGGCTATTGAGGTCAGAGACTCGTCTGGCGCTTCGGTGGTGGCTTCTGGCAATACCGACTTGGGCAATGGTAGGTATCAGCTAAACAACCCGCTTACAACGGGCACGCAGTACATTCTGGATTGTACGGCGGTAACAACTCCTCCACGCTCTCAGTTTGACTGGCCATCCGTTAGAGCGCCGTTCCGTGCGTGAGAATAGAGGCGTTGATAAGGCGGCTGCAAGACGCCGTCAATGCTCTGCGTGGCGCTGGAATACCTGAAATAGGCACAGTATCTTTCAAGGCGCTGCCTCCTAACGGACAGAAAGCCGAAAGAGTAGAAATAGTTTCGTCTGCATTCCGACAAATAGAAACAATGAAAAAGGGGCTGATAGGTGCAAAGTCAGTCCCTATTCCTTATTCTGAGCGCTACTTGAAATGGCGCATAAAGAAAGGCCTTGAACCTACGCCGACTTGGACACTTGTTAGGACAGGCGTGCTATATCGGTCTATGGGCTATTATGTGAAGGGTGGCGAGCTTTATGTTACTTACGATAAGAGTAGAAAGGCGGCCGTCAAGTATCTTAGTCAGCGGGCTGGGTTTCATGTGCTTGATGTATCAAGGTCGAACCTAATAGAGATGGCCGCAAGAATACAAGCCCGTAGACTGATAAACTTTATTGACATAATGAAAGGACGCTATGGCACAAGATAGTGATAAACTTGGCTATAAAGACTTCTTTGATGAAGCGCTCTTTACGCCTGTAATAGAGAATGTAAATACACTTATAGTATCATTACAGGGGCTTCGTGATACTATAAAGTCTGGTGTTGTGCCGTCGCTGAATGAACTAAGGGCGGCTATAAACGCATTCACCAATAATCAGAAGGCTGGCGCTGAGCAGGCACGTAAGGTTGCTGAGAACCTAACAAAGACATCCGAGGCTGCCAAGGCATACTCAAAAATACAGGCAGAAATTAATCGCTTGACCACCAAAAAGGCTGAACTTGAAAGCGAAGCTGCTAAGGTATTAGCTACTCTTAGGATAGAAATCAAAGAGGCAGAAAAGTCGCTAAAAAGGTATGCCCAGGCCAGCACATCGTCTGCGAGAGCATCCGAGGCATTGCAGGTGGCCGAGAAGGCGCTCAAAGGACAAATAGACGCCAATGTAACTTCATATTATCACCTTTCTGATGCTCTTGACGACCTAAGAGAGAGATACAAAAGTCTTGTTTTAGCTGGACAGGCGAACACCGAGGAGGCGGCTCGGCTACGAGATGCCATTGTGCAGCTTGATGCGAGGATAAAGAAGGTGGATGCCGAAGTAGGCCAATTCCAGAGGAACGTCGGGAACTACACCAAGTCGTTCAAAGATGCAATGATTGAGTTCCTCGGTGCTTCTGGTAAGGCGGGCGAGGCGGTGTTGGCACTTACCTTTGCCACCGAACGAGCAAGAGATGCGTTCGTAGCCGCTGGCGGAGGCGTAAAAGGCTTCTTCCGAGCGATTGTTGAAGGTACTAAGGCACTAAGAGGCGTCGGAGTGATGCTCTTACTGGAAGGCATAGCTAAACTACTTTCACTTGGCAAAGACATAGAGGCGTTACAGAATGCAGAGAGGAAGCTAAAACTAACAAGTGAAGAGATACGGATAAACAATGAGCTTGCGGCTATAAAGCTAAAACTTGTTAACCTCGATGATACCACGATAAAAGGCCTTATCGAGAAGGGCAGGTTACTTGCGACGCAAGCCGATAGAGAAATAGAGTTACTCAGACTTAGACGTGAGTATGTACAAGAGGAGCTAAAAAAGACAGAAGAAGAGATAAAGAAAAACATAGAAAGCCCACTAAACAAACTACTTACATTCCTCGGCAAGGCCATTGGAGCTATCGTAAAGGCGCTATCTTATATACCTCGTGGTCTTGCTGAGGCACTGAAAGCTATTGGAGCTGATAAGGCGGCGGAGGGATTGGCATTCGTTGCTACTAAGGCCGAGGAAGCAGCGGCAGGAATAGAAAAGTACTTTGCCTCTTTCAGTGCGTCTGAGGTGGCGCAAGCAAAAGAAAAGCTGGCAGAATTGCGGAGAGAATTAAGCGATCTGGATAATAAGGAAAAGGAGCTACTATCCCAAAGGCAGAGAACACAAAAAGAGATAGCTGAACAACAACAAAAGATTATAGATGACGCTATAAGGGCACTTAGCGTGGAAGTTGAAAGCGTTAGCACAGCGAGGGAGAAACTAAAACATGAGTACGATAAAAGGCTAAAAGAGCTAGAGAAGGCATTTGATGAGCAGAGAGAAAAGGTAGAAGGCAATATAGAAGCGTTAGAACAGATAAAGAATAAGTATGCGGCAAGCGTGGAATTGCTGAAAGCAGAGATGGCAAGAAAAGATGAAGAGATAGTAAGAGAGGCCACCAAAAGAATAGACAATATACGACGCACGCTAATCCAAAACGCTCTTGACCTAAGGATAGCAGAGATAAACGAGCAGTTTGATGCGCTGAAAGAGCAGCTTAGGACTTCCTTTGCTGAGTTAGGCGAAGAGGATGCCGAGCTATATGCTGAGTTGGAGAATAGGAGACAACAGGCCATAAGAAGGGCAATCTTAGAGGCCGCCGACAAGGAAATAAGGCTTCGTGAAGAGATAGCAGTTGCAAGACTCGATAGAGAGCGTGAAAACTATGAGAAAGAAGAGGACTTTGTCCGATATAGGGAGAAAAGGCTTGCCGAGTTACAGATAGAGTTTGCCACTAAGCGGTTAGAAACACTGCGTAAGCTATTACAGGAGACGGGCGATGAAACAATAGAGTTAGAGATAGCTAAGACAGAGGCACTCATAGCGCAGGCTACGGCCAAACTAAAAGAAATAGCCGCTCGTGAAGCCAAAGAGGCGCTAAAAGCGCAGCAGGAGATTGTGCGTGAATACATAAAAGCTATTGAGGCCGTCAGCGATGCTCTAAATAGTTACATATCTAAGATTGAAGAGCGCCAAGCAAATAGTCTGCAAAGACAACAAAATACGCTCAGGTCGAGAATTGCTGTTTATGAGGGGTTAGCAAGACAAGGTGCTCTTGCGGCAGACCAGAGTATAGCCGAGCTGGAAGCCCGTGAGAGCGAACTAATAAAGAAGCAGGAGGAACTGAAAAAGAAAGCCCAGCGTCGCGAGATGGCGCTAGCAGCAGTAAAGACCTATGTCCAGCTACTTGACAGGAATGCTCCTTCTCCACTGGCGCAGACAATCCGAGATATAACGGCGATTAGCCAGTTTGTATCGCGTCTTCCTACTTTCTTCTATGGTACTGAGTATGTCCGCGATGGTATTCGTATTCCCAACGCTGTTAGAGATGCGTTAATAGTAAGAGTACATGAGGGCGAACGGATAGTGCCAGCGGATATAAATAGAAAGCTCGGTAACATAAAGAATGAAGACCTACCGAAGATAGTAAATACTGCATCCACCACAGCGAGGGTAGAGTTTGATTATGACTCGCTATCTAATACTATCGTAACGAGTATCAGCGAGGGGCATAAAAAGAAGAATATAAGGAGGCGGTTATGAGGCCGATAGAGTTAATTGTTCAGGGGCGTCGGGTTACTGAGTGGAGCAGGTGGGAAGAGGCTGAAATAACAGTTAGTCGCTCTGATGAGAGAATTTCTATTGGTGGTTCAATAGATGGCGTTCAGCTACTTGACGAAGCGTATAACACTATAAACAGCCTTCTGAGAGCAAATAAATACAAACCGCTTCGGGCAGTCATTAAGATAGGTAACGCCGCTTGGACTGGCGTAATAGACGCATCTAAGGCTAAGTGGGGAAGAAATAGGATGGTCGTTGATATTGATATAGACGAACTTGTATTATTTGAGCGTGATATTGTGGGCAGGATGCCGAGAACGGGCTTCAACTGCGTGGTGGCACTGGAAAGGGAGGGGGATAGGGGCGCCGTAGCGGCCTCTTTGGCGTCGTGTCTACTCCTTCTCTATGCGATTATCAGGGAAGTTAGAGACCTCAAGGAGTTCATTGCCAACGCAGCGGCGCACGCCGCTGGCGGGGCAACTGGCCCTGCTGCCGCAACAGCCTACAAGATCGCCGTTGTGGCTATTCGTGTAGCCTTCATTGCCACTTTGGCCATAGCCCTATGGAACATCATTACTGAGCTACTGAAACTACTTCCGGCGCCAAAGACGACAAGGGCAATTAACCTCGCCGAGGCTATTCGGGATGTCGTAGGAGCTGCCGGTTATTCGGTGGTCATGCCTCCTGAGCTCGGCAAGATTTGGCTCGTCGGGGATATGGTCGACACGATAGAGGCCACAGAGCTAATTGTCCTCGCTGCTCGCCTACTCAACGCCAGAATATACATGTTCAACAGGGAGCTACGCTTCGCTTCTGGAGCTTCCACGTTTCCTCTACACAATGTGGCTTTAACGGAATTCTACTCCATCAATACCGACGAATTCGCAGGGTACAATTTGGTGTCTCTGACCAGAGACCACACGGACAGGTTTAGCCTTGGTATTCCTCATGCAGTTGAGATTAGGTTTCAGGGCTATGCTGGGTACAATCGTGTAGACATCCCCTACTCCCCCGGCCGCCCCAAGCTAAGGCTAACCGAACTCGACCGACTCGTGCGCATATTCTATGACACTATCAGGGCCGCCAATAGGATACTGAGGCGCCGACTCGACCATCCAAGCATTAGGACGGGGGTGCTTATAGTCGGTAACGAGTATTTTGCCCCTAAGATTGTTATGGCCGATGCCCTTGACGGGCTAACAGAACAAGCGTCATCGGCCCTGCTCGCTTTTGTCGCTGATAGGTATGCCCCCAAGCTTTGCCGAGTCTACGAGCAGGTTCGGATACCTTTCAGTGTGAGCGACTATACGAGGCTTTCTGCGGCAGGATTTCCGGGGGTAAAGAACCTGCGCTGGGCTATCAATAGCGACTTGGCTCAGACCGACTATTACATCGTCGAAAGCGTCCAGCCGACTAAAAACACCAGACTGGTATGATACTCAGAGAGATACAACAATACCGAGTACTGGATGCCACTACGACGTCTCTAAGTAACAGGCCCCTTGACTATCGTCCCATTCTGGCTCCTCTTCTTGATTGGAGAGTCGAGATTGTCGAGCAGAGACTGGTTCTGTTAGAGCCTCAAAGCGGCTCGCTGGGCAACCCCGACCCGAATGCCTTCATGGTCGTCGTGCCACCAAGCTTTGCAGTCGGGCAACCATTTGGGATCGAGCTACTGGGGTCTGACTGGGAGTCAGAGGGTTTCGCTATCGGGGACGAACTGGCGATGGCAATGGGGCCTATCAACTCAAACTCAATCTTCCTCCGAGCCACGATACAGGGTATTAGCGGAACAATAGCTACTTTCAGGATTAGCTCTACTCCACAAATTTTCGGCTCTCTTGATACTCAGAACCCATTCCCCCTTGTGGCCTTTCTCGTCAACGATAGGTTTGACATCAGGTCGGCGCTACTTCGGGCCGGGGATAACGGATTTGTGTCGCCGCTAAACGGTCAGCCGTTCTATGTGGGAGGTCATGCCAATCACATAGAGGTACCAGCGTACGGCGTAGCAAACTCAACTGTTAGGTACAATCTACGCCTCTATAATGCTACTCAGGAAAACGCCATAGACACTCTTCTTCCCAATGCTCGGAACTTGAAGGTAGTTACCATCGGCATACGGGGAACCCAATTCTACGCATATAGGTCATCGCTAAACCCTACGACCAACACACCGACTCAGGCATACCCTACAAGAGGCCAGATAGTGCTTGACGCCCAAGCCCCAAATGAACTACGGAGCCTGATATTTGAGACAGAATGCCTTCTTCTTCACCCTAACCGCATAGAGGAGACAAATAACTTCGTTACGCCGGGGACGCTAAACATAACGGGAGGCTTAGCCTCTATCAGCGCTCCGTCCATTCCTTCCCCTGTTCGTGAGGCCGTTTGCTTGCTTGGGACAGACTCTCACCACTCCCTTCCCTCGGTGTTTAGGTCGCTCGACTTGACTGCGCCGACAGCTCCTCCTTCCATTCCAGCTTCTCGAGCTGGAGCCGACTATGTGGGAGTCGTTACTGGGCAGGTGGGCGGGCAATGGGTGGCCGTGATGACGAATAGAGTATCATCTACACAGCCTGTATATAACCTTGAAATAGTAAAGAGTTCGCGTGCACCCTTCCGATACGATTGTATAGTCTTGACGACAAACGAAGCCTCGGCCAGATTGACAGGTGTTTATACTATCATAATCTATGGCAAAATAAACGGCACATTTGTTCCACTAACAACCTACGACCTAAACATAACAGGCGCAGTACAAACGCCACTTCCTGACTTCCCTAACGGCGTCGAAGCGCTTGGCATGCTTTTCCCATTTGACACCGAGCTGCCTTCGCCTTACGATATAAAAGTAGCAAACTATGATGCGGTGTTCACTAATGGGCATCCAGACTTAGGAACCAAATCTTTGTTTTTTGTTCCCCTACCATCGGCCACAGAACCTCCTCCTCTCGGTACCCTATCCCGCCCCGCCTCTGGATACCTTCGCGATCTACAACCGTTTCTCGACACCCCTACAACAATAAAAGTACAGCTGATTTGTCCAGACGGCACACTGCTTGAGTCTAGACCAGAAACCATAAACTATACGCTTGGAGCTGATGTACAGCTGGCCACGGTAGTGCAAACAGGTACTAATATAGATGTTTCCTGCTCTATTATAGATGTAAATAATACAAATATAGAAGACTTTAAGCTTAGGGTAGCATTGTTTTCATGGCCTGCAGAGCATTCGCCAATAGACCAAGCCATGTACTTCGCAAGAGAAAACTACAATTTGTTGACAGTCATAGAACAAAGGGCACAGCAGGGCAGCAGAATACAAATTCAAAGAACGCCGCTGACCTTCTATACTTATCTAGCAAGAATTAATACCAGTGGGCTTCCACCTGGCAGATACGCAATACATGTTAGAGGCGAGTGGGCTTTCTATTCGCGTCGAATATATGAGTCGTTCTTTTATATATTTGATGTACGAGAGCCTATTGAACCGTCTGGTTCGCCGCTGTCCCAAGTTCGTTGCCGAACCGAAACACCAGCTATTCGTGGTGAAACTTGGCCATACGTTGTAATCAGAGATAATGCAATAGAGGCGCGCGAGGATAGTGTAAATGGATGTAAGTTAGACGACTACTGCTCGTGTTTTACATTTGTACCACAAATACCAGAAGACTGGATTGACATCATTGGGTATTTCAAGGGCGCTATAAAGGGCACTCCTGTACCAAACAATGCTATACATAAGGCCCGCTTCCGAGGTCGCATTATACGATTAGACGACGAATACATAACGGAAGACTTTGTCTCCTCTCTGTATCGCGAAGAGGATATTGTGAGAGCATACGCAACAAGGTATCAAGTAGAGATATTCGCTCACACCCCGTGTGATATGACTAATCTTGACATCTTGAAGCTTGCCGAGCGCTGGGAAATAATAAATCGTTCTAATAGGATGCTGCCAGATAGGATATACAACCTGCGGCCAGCCGAGGTTTCTATTTCGGATAGCGGCGATCACGCCAAGGTAACAATAACACTAAAAACCCTCAGGTGGAGAGATGAGTACAGAAGACAAGGATAAGCTGCGCAAGATTAGCTTTCGTGAGTTTGCAGATGAATGGCTGGACAAACTAAACAACAAGTATGATACCATCGGCGACCTTTGGATCAACACATTCAGAACCGAAATATCAGAGTACCTCAACAACCTTGGCAACAGGGTGGATGCGCTTATCACACTGCTGAAAGCAACGAGCGCAGAAGAGGCTTATGAAGCCTTTGTTGCAGAGTTTGCAGAGGATAAGGATGCAAATCTTCCTGCCTATGAGTCGTTATTACCTGTCATTAGAGCGCTTGGAGGCAAAGACGAAGACAGCGCACTAACTATTATCGGTATCTTTGATTATGCAAGGGCAAGAAGACTTAGCCCTCCTTCGGGAGATAATATCAACCCTCATCCGCCACATACTTAATATCTTACAGGAAGACCCATCTAAGCTACATCGTACGACTATGATGAGCTTGGATAGGTCTGTCCGCCTATATGCACTACTCAGAAAGCTATATGGGGCGGAAACTAAGGAGGTGAAGATAGAGATAGAAGAGGTCTCATGCGACTCCAAGTAATCAAGAGGCACTGGGACATACTAAAACGTGGACACAAAATAACAATACTTTATGGTGGGACGAGAAGCGGCAAAACATACTCAATACTACAATACCTATTCACCGAGGGAATGCGGGGCACATATAAGCTCGCCAGCGTTGTATCTCGTTCCTACTCACATATCAAGCGTGGAGCGCTAAGAGAATTCTTGGAGATAATAGCGCCTGTTTATAGTCTCATAGAGGAGAATAAAACCTTTCTGACCTATAAGTTCCCATCTGGCTCGGTGCTTGAATTCTTTTCGGCCGACACAGAAGAAAAGTTACGCGGGCCGCAAAGAGACTGGCTATTCGTGAATGAGGCCAACCTACTTACTCAGGAGGAGTTTGCCCAGTTATTCATGCGCACGCGAGACCGAGTGTTTCTGGATTTCAACCCAGTCGGACGCTTCTGGCTTGACGACTTCATACAAGGTCTGTCCAGCAGGGAGTATATCATAGCTAAGAGCACATATAAAGACAACCCCTTCCTGTCCGTGTCGCAAATCAAAGCCATAGAAAACCTCGCCTACATGGACGAGAAACTTTACAGGGTTTATGCCCTCGGTGAAAGGCTTGACTATCAAGGTAGAGCAGTGATGAACTACGAGATAGTAGAGCCAAGCCGCTTCGCTGACATAATGTCATCCAGTCGTCCGATTATCGGGGTAGACTTCGGCTATTCACATGCAGAGACTGCTGCTGTTGCGGTGTGGGTGGTCGGAGTTAAAGAAATACTCGTCAAAGAGATATTCTATCGCAAAGGCCAATGCGTACAAGAGCTTGCTGACGCTATAAACAAATATGATTACGACCTCATACTCGCCGACTATACACAAACCGAGATGATTAGAGCGCTGGCCGACGCTGGGCTTGACTATGTCAATAGGTGTCGCAAGATGGACTTGCGTCAGTCTTTTGCGTTGCTGAATATGTACAGGCTGTACATAACGAACGACAGCCCTAACCTAATCAACGAGGTAAATAACCTATACTGGAAGGACGAAAGAAACTTGGCAGACTCGCCTAATCACCTTATAGACGCACTGCGCTACGTTGTGCATTATCTTTACTTCTGAGCCGTAAGTAACTTAAACACCTCAATAGTCCTTCGTATCCAGCCTAAAAAGAAAACCTCGAACTGCGCTCGCCTATTCAGTGTGATAGTAAGGTAGAAATCTACCCGCCGAGCTAAAAGTTCATACATTAGCGATCTTGCTTCCGAACGGCGAATAGCTCCCATTGTAATCGGCCCTAGTATGCCATCAGTAGCAACACCAACAGCAGACTGGATAGTCATTACGGCTTGCCTGATGCCTGCATTAACAGCGAAATCAAATAAGTACTCGCCGACGGGAGCTGGCATTTCATCGCAACGCAATGGCTTCCAGAACTGGTCATAATAGAACCTACGCACTAAGTCCTCAGGAACGGGCTTTTTCTGGTCTATTAGCTTCCAACCCTCCCAGTTTGGATGCGCTCGTCTGGAAATGCCTTTATATGTCTCGCCGCCAGGGTCGTTAGGATGATTTACATAGCCACCTTCGTACTTCATTACAATCTCGTAGATGCGCACATATCTCTCTCCCATACTCAAATATACCGACTGCCAAGGTGTCAGTCTATCGTATTTCGCATTTAGAGCTGTTCTGAGGCGGGGATGGGTATTGAGTAGTATCATACCATTACTCGCCTATCTACCCCG